TTTAAAGGTAATTATATTGTTAAAGATCATAAAGGTAAAATTAAAGTTCATGAGGTAAATGAATTCGAAACGACTTATAGAGAGGTAGAAAATTATGATTAGCGACAAACAAGGTCAAGAATGGATATTATTAAAGCTATATGAGGATGGGTGGCTATATTATTATAAAGCAGGTAATGGATGTATGTACTTATCCAAAAAAAAGCCTGCTTTTCGTATAGGGAGTAATGAAATAGACCCAAATAGTGGTGGAACAACAAAGTGTACTGATGCTTTTATAGGCTTAATCCCTGAAATGCAACCTAATGAAGTGTTGGATATCACAAAATGTTTAGATATTGTTAATTGGTCGGAAGTAACAATTGATACACCTATAATCGTTACTACATGCTATGGTGATGATGTAAATATGCACTTTGCTAAGTTTAAAAATGGCTTTATATATTATTACAGTGGTGGTCGTACAAGTTGGACACAAACAACTACTGGAGTTTATAAAACCACACCTGAATATGTAAGACTAGCAGGTGATACCCATGAATGAAATGGTTGTTATAAACATTCTACTGGCGATTTACCTTGTGGTTATTTTTAAAATGTCCTATTACTCTTATCGTGAAGCTGCTGCATTAAAACATTTTATGGTTTCTTATGCATATTGGATGCAATTGCAGAAAATTATTAGATCACAAATACGGGATATGGTAATATGTAGTATTTTGTTTGTTTTAAATATTGTCTGTGTGGTGGTCCTATGGTAGAACTTAGTAAAAAAGAATATCGTGAACTTGCATATGAGTATCTACACGAAGCAAGTAAGGCAGCATTGAGGATTAAATCGTTAAAACGTAATATCCAACGTATTAAAAGCGATATCACATCGTTACGTGCAGTAAACTACGGGAAGGAACGAGTAGACGGCGGTGAACCATCAGGAATTGAAGATGATATTAATCGGCTACTAAATATGGAAATGAGGTATAAACGTCAAATCCATGAACTACTGACTAAACGTGATGATGCTTGTCATATGATCGATACATTAACTAATACGGTTGGCTCGATTATCCTCATGCAACAATATATCAATGGTATGTCTGCTAAGGGAGCATATTCATTTGTTGGTTACGGTGAATCGCAAGGTAAAGAATATAAGAATTTGGCACTTGTAGAGCTTGGATATAAACTCCGACGGAAATCGGCGGTAAACGGCTAATATCGACCTTTTAAGTCCCCTATATCTATGATATATTGTATGTGGAAGAACATGAGTTCATCTCCTAAGCATTTAGAATACCAAACGCAAAAAAAGGCGCATCGTAATTGATGTGCCTTTTTTGTTACAGAAAATTATGACACAAATACACTGTATCAAGCACAAATGCTTGAATAATAAAAATGGAATATGTACGGCCAATGAAATATTTTACGATGGCCTATGTCAATCCTATATTACGCATTCAAGTGCTAGTAAAAATTCATGCGGATTATGTGTAAGGAAAAATGGGAAGATGATTCGCAAGGGCGGTAATACATTAAAGTGAGGTGATGATCCATTGCGAGTAAATAGAAAAAACTGGCTAACTGACCCAGATAATTTATTGCGTGCGGAAGGTTGGGCTCGTGATGGCCTTACTGATGAGCAAATAGCAAAAAATATAGGTATTTCAATTAGATCTTTATACGACTGGAAAAAGAGTTCGCCGCAGTTTTTGCAGTCCCTTAAAAGAGGGAAGGAAGTCATTGACCTTGAAGTTGAAAATGCATTACATAAACGTGCTATAGGTTACGAATATGAAGAGAAAACATACGAGAATGGAAAGCTTGTTAAAGTTGTAAAGAAACAACAGCCTCCGGATGTTACGGCTCAAATATTCTGGCTGAAAAACCGTAATCCTGAAAAGTGGAGAGATACTAAAAATATCGATGTCAAAGGTGAGCTTACGGTGTCTGCTATGGATAAATTGAAAGCTGCACGGGAGAAAGCTAATGGAAAAACATGATGAATTAATAGAGGCATTAGGCGCTCTTACACATGATCCGTTAGCGTTTGTATATTTTGCCTATCCTTGGGGAGAGCCGGGGACGCCATTGGAAGATATGGAAGGGCCTGATGAATGGCAAATACAAATCTTAAAAGATATCGGTGAACAATTAAAGAAGGGCAAAGACCTACAAACCGCTATTCAAGAGGCGGTAGCATCTGGCCATGGTATCGGCAAATCAGCACTGATATCATGGCTTATTCATTTTGCAATATCTACTCATGAGAATACTCGTGGCGTAGTAACTGCTAATACAGAAGGTCAGCTCAGAACAAAAACATGGCCAGAGCTTAGTAAGTGGCACAATATGTTCATTGCTAAAGATTTATTTACGTATACGGCAACAGCTATATTCAGTAGTGATAAAGACTACGAAAAAACATGGCGTATTGATGCTATTCCTTGGAGTAAGAATTCCCCTGAATCATTCGCCGGTCTTCACAATCAAGGTAATCGGATATTGGTTCTATTTGATGAAGCCTCTGCTATTGATGATGTCATTTGGGAAGTAACTGAAGGGGCTCTTACAGATGCAAACACTGAAATTATTTGGTGTGCCTTTGGAAACCCTACTCGTAATAGTGGGCGGTTCCGTGAATGTTTTAGAAAATATAGAAAGTTCTGGAATACATATCAGATTGATAGTAGAACCGTTAAGATATCTAACAAAGCTAAGATTGAAGAATGGTTAGAGGCTTACGGTGAGGATTCCGACTTCTTCAAAGTTCGTGTGCGTGGTGTGTTCCCTTCCGCATCAGATTTGCAATTCATCTCTACTGAAATTGCTGACAAAGCACAAAAACAATCTTATAAGCCGGGAGCATTTGAACATCTACCTGTAATCATTGGTGTGGATCCTGCGTGGACTGGTTCAGACTCCTTAGAAATAGTAATGCGTCAAGGTTACTCTATGAAGTCGCTTGCATCTATTCCTAAGAATGATGATGACTGGCGCATGGCTCAGCTGATTGCTCAGTTCGAGGACGAATACAAAGCTGATGCCGTATTCATTGATATGGGGTACGGTACAGGAATATATTCTATCGGTAAGCAATTAGGGCGCAAATGGCGATTAATTGAGTTTGGCGGTAAGAGTAATGACCCTGTATACCTCAATATGAGAGCCTACATGTGGGGACAGATGAAAGAATGGCTCCGTGAGGGTGGTTCTATTCCACCAAATGACCAAGCCTTATACGATGATATCGTAGGGCCTGAAGCGATCATTGATAAGAATGGTCGCATTCAGCTTGAAAGTAAAAAAGATATGAAAGACCGAGGGTTGCCATCTCCGAATAAAGGGGACGCTCTCGCCTTGACCTTTGCTGCGCGGGTCGTTAAAAAAAGCGAAACAGGCAATAGGATTGTAGCTAATACAAGTTACAGTCCTTTTTAATTTGTTAGAAAGCGAGGAATAAAGATGTGTATGAAGAGTGCATCTGCTAACTATACACCACCTGCTCCAGCTCCAACTGTTCAAACGAATATGAGTAATCAGACTGGTGAGGAAATGGCAGAAACTAAACGTAAATTCAAACGTGGCTTTGAATCTACTATCTTAGGTCCGACTGTGGGCGGCCAGAAATCAATTTTAGGGGGATAGCATGGCGGAAATGGAATCTTTACTGGCTAGACAACCTACGGAGGGCGTTAAGCCTGTTAGGCGTGATTATACGAAGTTGAGAAAGAAGTTCTCTCAGCTATTTAATGCGCAGCAACGATATGTAAATAAGTGGAAGCAGTTGCGTGACTATCAGTTGCCGTTTATTGGTCAATTTGATGGTGAAGAAGACCAATCTGAACCTTACAATGGTAAAATCCTAAACCCTGTAGCTTGGGAAAGTTGCCAAATATTTGCCAGTGGTGTTATGAGCGGACTTACTCCACCAAGCCGTAAATGGTTTAAGCTAACCATGGAGAATATCGATGTAGCAGCTAATAGCCAAGTCGCTGAATTATTGGATGAACGAGAGGAAATCTTGTATGCGGTTCTTGCTAAATCTAATTTCTACAGCGTAGTTCACCAAGTTTACATGGAACTAACCATGGGTCAAGCTCCTATGGGAATATTTGCTGATAGTGAATCTGGTGTTCGTTTCACATCGTATCCGATAGGTACCTATGCTATTAGTACTAACAGCAAGGAAATCGTAAATATTTTTGGTCGTAAATACAAAATGACAGTTGATCAGATTGTCGAACAGTTCGGGTATGAAAATTGTCCGGATAACATAAAGAATATTTACGATAACGGAAATAGCTTGCAACAATCATTTACAGTCAATTGGTTGGTTGAGCCTAACAAAGACCGTAAGGATAAGTTAGGACGTCGCAATATGCCATACTCGTCCATTTATTGGGTTGAAGGCAGCAATAGTGATGAAGTGTTATATCATGGCGGTTTTGAGGAATGGCCAATTCCAATCGCTCGGCATACGTCGATGGACTTAAATGGTTACGGTAAGGGTGCCGCATGGTTTGCGCAACCAGATTCACAAATGCTGCAGAAGTTGGAATTCGATTATCTAACAGCTGTTGAATTGGGTGTTAAGCCTCCTATGCAAGCACCATCTGATGTTATCAGTACGGTTAACTTGTATCCGGGTGGCATTACAGAGATTGAGGGGCAACATAAAGTTGAACCGATGTTTGCAGTACAGTCTAATTTACAGGATATTCAAAATAAGATTGCAGTAACAGAGGATTCAATCAAGAGAGCCTATAGTGCGGATTTATTCTTGATGTTAGACCAAATCGATAAGGGCCAGATGACGGCTCGGGAGGTTATGGAGAGAACTCAAGAAAAATTACAACAATTAGGTCCTGTGGTTGAACGGTTGCTATCTGAATTCTTGAATCCAATCATTGAACGCGTGTATTCGGTATTAGATCGTGCCGGTGTATTTCCACCTGTTGATGATGAGGAACTCTTAGATCAATTAAACGGTCAAGAAGTGAAGATTGAATATATCTCACCACTTGCTCAGGCGCAAAAGATGAGTTCATTGGTTAACATCGAACAGTATTTTGCGTTCATTATGTCTTTGGCACAGGCTAATCCTAACATCGTTAACAAGTTTAACTTTGAGGAAGCAGCCAATACATACGGTGTAAATCTCGGTGTTCCGGCTAAGATTATTCGCTCCGATGATGAATATCAAGAAATCCTAGCGCAACAAGCACAGGCACAAGCTGAACAGGAACAGCAAATGCAGTTAATGCAAGCGGCCCAACTGGCACCTCAAATGGCTAGTGCGGCCAAACAAGCAACAGATGCCGCCAACGATGGCAATCCTGCATTACAGCAGTGGCTAGGAATGGACGGTGTCTAGATGAAGAAAACAATTAAAGATTATATGCAAGAGCGAGATATGCAAGCTCTCAACCACGTACTTAGCACAGAGCTAGGTAGGTGGTTTTTTTGTCGCCTAATGGATCGCTCGGGCATATTAAAGCAATCGTTTACTGGAAATAGTGAAACATATTTCAACGAAGGAAAACGGAAGGTGGGATTGCTATTCCATGGGGACCTAAACAAATTAGGCATTGATGGAGTTAAACAATACCACCTTGCACAGCTCGAATATATCGGGCAACAAGAATATTTTAATAATTTAGTCGATAAGGAGAAACAAAATGGCTGATGACAATATGGGTGCTAACAATAACATGACTGGCAATGAACCGGGCGCGAATCCGGACCAAAATAATCCTACGCCACCTACTGAACCACCTGCTAAACCAGATGGTGAAGGTAGTAATCCATCTGTACTAGGCGGTGATAATACGCCACCTGCTGAACCAACAGTTTATGATTTCAAATCCGTGTTCCCTGAAGGTACTGAACTTGATGAAACTGTATCTGCAGACTTTAGTAAGTTACTTAACCAAGTTGGTGCAACACAGGAACAAGCTGTTGAATTAGCTAAATTTGGCAGTCAGTATGCACAAAATATCTTGACTGCTTATCAAGAGCAGCAAGAGCAAGCGATCATTGAAAAACAACAAGCGGATTATGAACACGCCAAAAAGGAATTAGGCGGTAAATTCGATGAAACTGTAGCGCTTGCAGGCAAAGGCATCGAAGCACTAACTAAAGCGGTACCGGAATTACGTCAATTACTTGTTGATAGTCACATTGACAACAATATCAACATGATTAAGGTATTTGCGGCCGTTGGTGAAATGGTTCAGGAAGACCCGGGTAAAGGTACAAGACAAGCTGGAACCGGTCAAAATTCTGATGAAGAAACAGCAAAACGAAAAATGTATCCATCTATGTATTAAGAAATGAGGTAAATAATTAATGGCTACAATTGGAACTCAAAATTTAACACTTTTAGATTTGCAAAAACGAATGGATCCTAATGGTAATGTCGCTCAAATTATTGAGCAATTGGACCAATCCACTGAAATCATTCAAGATATGACGATGGTCGAATGTAACCAAGGGTCTAGCTTTGTAACGACTGTACGTACTGGTTTACCAGATGTTACATGGCGTAAATTATATGGCGG